GAGCTATCTTTTAAATCATCAAGATTGATGGTTAAAAATGGTTTTTCATCCATAATATTTGGTTTTTCCAAATCAGTATAGAAATTATATATTATTCCATTGGTAAGAATTCCAAAACGAGCCTTTGAAACATGGTAGTATCTATGTAGCTGAGAATTATGGGCATCTGCATTTTCTTTCCAATGTTTACACTCTATAACTAAAATAGGCTCACCATCTTTCATTATCATGTAGTCTACCTTTTCCCCTTTTTTAGTGCCAATATCACATACAAATTCAGGAATAACTTCTATTGGATTGAAAATATCATATCCAAGAATTTGTATAAAAGGCATAATGAAAGCATTTTTAGTAGCCTCTTCTGTTTGTATCTGTTCTTTTAGATTATCTACTCTTTGGTGTAATTGTTCTAATTTAGTTTTCAATTCCATTATGTTTTATAAAAATTATTTTAGGTTAATAAACATTTTTTAAACACATTATACTACATAAAATCTTTTGCTCTGTTCCAGCGCTTATTTCTTCCCTTTTGTCTTACTTCTACTACATTGTAAAGGTGTGCTACTTGATGAAGATTAAGCACAAAATCCTCATATTTCGGATTTAGAGAATGGCAGGTAATATCTCCTGTTTCTATATTGTGGGCTGTTATCTCTTTTAGCATTATTCCATTAGTAGAGTGAGCGATTACAAAGTCCCAATCCCTAAAATGCAGTTTAGAACTCCATAGGTGGCGCTGTATCTCTCGGCAGATAACAATATCGCCCTCCAAGTAGTCTGGCTCCATGCTGTCTCCCTCTACTTCAAAGGCTAAATATTTACCCTTGTAGTTTTCGTCTGCATCTATCATCACAAAAGGCAGTTCTTCTAAATACTCCTCATTATAGTAACCCTCACTCCATCCAGCCTTTGCCTTGTTGCTTACCAATCTCACTTTTATAGATGTAGAATATTCTTTTGGTTTTAGTTCGCCTTGTGGGATGTTAGGGAAACTATGAACAAGCGGAATACCAGCCAACATATTTCCCTCTCCTGTTAATAGCCAAACTTTATTTAGCTCAGGTATTTTCTCTAAAATAACATCTGTGTCAAATGTATTCCGTGAAAACCAATTAGACAATGTATTTGGTTTTATTCCTAAAAATGTTGCAAATGAAGTTTTCGTGCTGAAGCCCTTATACTTCATTATTTGGGTAAGTATACTTGTTTTATCCATAACTCAAATTTGTGTAAATTTTTCTTGTTGAAAATCAATGATTTACATTTTTATACACAAAAATGTGACTAAAATATTTGTATTCTATACACAATCTTGTGTATATTTGCAATATCAAATTAACAGATACAAAATTAAAAAGAAAAATGAAACGAACAAGAAAAAAGAAAAATTATAACAGAATTTCTCTCGGAACTATTCACAGAGAGGTTTTATATAAAGAGTTTGAGGGCATATCAAGACAAAGTATAGACAACGCTCTAAATTATAAAACCGATTCTGATTTAGGTAGAAGTATCAGAGCAAAAGCCAAAGAACTCCTAAAAGAAGAAATAAAAAAACTAAAAATAGAATTAGATGAATAGCATAGCCACCTCCCCCATTCCTGAAGGATATGTTTTAGTGCCACAAGATACATACAACAGGTTTCTGAAACAGATAGAATGGGAAAGCATAGAAATACCAAGCATCAACGATGTAAGCGAATACACAGGGATTTCTATTGAAAAAATAAAAAAAGACTTAAAAAAATACGACTGCCCACTTATGGAGTTGGAAAAAGGAGGAAAAGGCAGAGGAAACATTAAGAAATTCATTAAAAAATCAGCAGAACTCTACAAAGATTGGGTAAGAAAATAAAAAAGCCCCCAGTGGCAACTGAGAGCAATTAACTTTAAAATTATTTCAATAATGAAAACAACTTTAAAACAAATAACAATGGCAAATATACAAAATTTAGTAGAAAACACAAGAAGAGAGTGTGATTTATACAGAGTTGCAGAAGCAATGGTAGAAAATCAATTATTCACAGACTACGATAACAGCGAGTTTCTTTGGTTCCAATTATTCTTCGATGGACTTGACAGACAATGGTGCGTAGAAGAAAAAGTAAGCAGAAACAAATGTGAGTGGGTTTTGACAAGAGATGGCGAAGAAATCTCACCACTTGGGAAACACTCAAAATTCATTGAAGACTTCATAGAAAGTAAAAAAGAAGAAGAATTAGAATACATATACTGATAGTTTTTAATAGATAGTTTGATTTTTCCACCGCCCAAATCTTTTTCATTGTACTCATTCATAAATTAACTTAAACAGGGCGGTGGTTTTTAAAAAGACAATAAGATGAACGCAATATATAAGATACACAAATTAAGACTTTGGAAAAAATGGCTGATGAATAACAGAAAGTATGATTTAGCCTACCATAGAAACCTCTACGATAATAACACTTATGAAAACGAACTACAAAGAGCTGACCGAATTCTTGCGGTTCTTAAATAAAATATACAGAGAATATAAGGGCGAAGAATTCAAGCCAACAGCAGAAGAATTTAAAAAAGTAAAAGAACGATTCACAACAAGATAAACAACAAGTGCTGTCTGAATTTAACACAAAATAAATGTTAGAAATCTGGTAACAGACAGCGCTTTAAAAACTCCCTGTTGCAAGTAATCTACCAAGAAAACAAACAAATACAGGGTAACACAGCCCAGTTGTCCGAAAACTGGAAAACACGAGCAACGCTGGGCTGTTTTTTTAAAAAAGTAAAACATAACCACCGCCAAGCCATACTAATAAACCTTTCTTGTTGTACATTTTAATTTTTTCGGCGGTGGTTTTTTAAAAGATAAACAATATGGAAAATAATTTAATTACACTACAGCAAGAGCCTGTAATTATTTACGAAAAAATCAAGAGTGTAGGCGAAGAAGTTCAAAAGAGAATTTCAGATTTGAATTTAGAAAATCAACTTGTAACAGAAGACACAATAAAGGCGGTTAAAGGCATCAGAACAGACTTGAACAAAGAATTTGCTGCCTTTGAAGAACAAAGAAAATTCATCAAAAACGCTGTTACGAAGCCTTATCAAGAGTTTGAGGAAAAGTATAAAGAGTTTATCGCAACTCACTATAACAATGCAGACAATACCCTTAAAAACAAAATCTCAGACTTTGAAAACAAACTAAAAGAAGACAAGGCGGAAAGACTGAAATCTTACTTCACAGAATTGTGTCAAAGCCTCCAAATAGACTTTTTAACCTTTGAGCAAGTAAAACTAAATGTTACCCTTTCGGCTTCTGAAAAGTCGCTAAAAGAAACCATTACGGCATTTGTAGAGGGGGTAAATAAAGACTTAGACTTGTTAAAATCCATTCCAGAGTCTGATGAGTTTAAAGCAGAAGTTTTACACGACTACAAGAAAAGCCTTGATATGGCGAACGCTTTGAGAATAACCCAAGAGCGAAAGAAAGCCAAAGAGGAGGAATTGAAAAGAATAGAAGCAGAAAAAGAAGCCCTTGCTAATCGTGTAGAAACACCAGTTACAGAAGCGCCAAAAGAAATACTACAAGCGCCAAAAGTAGAAGAAACACCGAAACTGGTAGAAACTCAATTCAGAGTAAGAGGAACAATAGAGCAGCTTAAAGCACTAAAACAATTCATCATAGAAAACAACATAGAAATTTTATAAAAATGGAAACAAAAGAAATAACAAAACAAGAAGAAAAAAATCCAAAAGTAACTTATGATGTAGCAGGGCAAGAAGTTACCCTATCATTTAGAATAATTAAGGATTATTTAACCAAAGGAAATGGAGCGGTTTCTGACCAAGATTTAATGCAGTTTATGAGTGTGTGCAAATTCAACCAATTAAATCCATTCCTAAACGAAGCCTACCTTATAAAATTCGGAGACAAACCAGCCCAAATGGTGGTTTCTAAAGAGGCTCTAATGAAAAGAGCAGAAGCAAATAAAGAATATGAAGGATTAAGAGCAGGAATCATTATCAGAAGAGGCGATGATATTAAAGAAATAGAGGGTTGTTTTCTACTTAAAGAAGATGAGCTTTTAGGAGCATGGGCAGAAGTATACAGAAGAGATAGAAAGTTCCCTATTGTAGCGAAAGTAAGTCTTGAAGAATACGATAAAAAACAATCTTTATGGAATGAAAAAAAATCAACCATGATTAGCAAAATCGCAAAAGTTCAAGCGCTGCGAGAAGCATTTCCGAGCCAATTAGGAGCAATGTATATGCAAGAAGAAACCATTGATGTATCGACAGAAGTAGTGTCAAGAAAAGTGGTAGATGCCGAAGTAATCCAGCAAGAAGAACCAGCAGAACAAGATGAAGCGCCAACAGAAATAGATTTTGATAATGTTTAGACTATGAAAACAAGATATTTTTCATTTGGACAAACCCACACACATTCTTTCAATGGACACACCCTTGATAAAGATTGTATTGTAAAAATAACAGCAGAAAACCCAAGAGAAATTATGGTTGAGCATTTTCAAGATAAGTGGGGGTTTGAATATACAGATTTCACAGAGGAAAGTTTAAGGTATTTCCCAAGAGGGGTTTATAACCTAACGGAGAACAAATGGGAGTGGCAAAAATAATAAGCTCAAGCAGTGAGGGAAATGCCGTGATTTACAATAAAAACATAATGGTGGATTGCGGTGTTTCTTTCAAGGCTTTGCAAGGAGTAACAGAGGATTTGCAACTGGTTTTGCTTACGCACAAACATAGCGACCATATCAACCTAAAAACCCTCCAAAAATTACAAAGCCAGCGCCCAAGTATTAGAATAGCTTGTTGCGAGTGGATGATAGAGGAACTGCCAAACATTAGAAACATTGATGTTTTAAAAATTGGGAAAATCTACAATTACGGAAAATTCAAGGTTTCGTCTTTCAAACTCTATCATGATGTGCAGAATTGCGGTTACAGGATTTTTATAGAAAATTATAAAATATTCCACGCTACGGATACAGCACATTTAGAGGGAATTTCAGCCAAAGGATATGACCTATATGCAGTAGAGCATAACTATGATGAAGACAAGGCACTGAATGCTATAAAGGAAGCACAAGAAGAGGGTAAGTATTGCCACGCTATTGGAAGCATAGAAACTCACTTAAGTTGGCAACAAGCACGGGAATTTATAAACAATAACAAAAAAGCAACGAGCGAGATTTTAGAGTTGCACAAGAGCAGAAGTTTTTATTGAAATGAAAGAAGAATTAGAAAAGATACAGGAGTTTTTAGAAATAGATGTTTCGGAGAATCCAGAGGAACTGATAGAGCGGATAAAAACACTCAATGTCTATATGGCACGAAGTGGCAGAATGCTGGCGGATGCAAAACAGAAATTAAGAGAGAAAAAAGCATCCGAGATTTCTAAAACAATTTTGGAAATAGCCAAGCAGAATTTTTTAAGTGCCAAAGCACAAAATGCACTGGTGGATAGTATAGCCCAAGAGGAGAATTTCTTGGTAGACTGGGCAGAGCGAATAAACAAATCCTGCACTCATCAGGTGGATGCACTCAGAAGTCTATTAAGCTATGAAAAAGAGCAATTAAGATTAACACAATAAATAACATAACATGGCACAATCATTTTTTGGAAGCATAGACTATGACAAATTAGTAGAAGCTTTAAAAATAGGACAGGTAAAAACTTTTAAAACAGAAAACGGCAAAAGACTGGTAAATGTGAATGTTTGGATAAACGACACAGAAGACCAATACGGCAACATTGCATCAATCTCTCTCCCTTTGAAAGATGAATTTAAAGAAGAGAAAAAGAAAGTAGTCTATGTAGGGAATATGAAGAAATCTACTCCGAGTGTAACAGAAGCAACACCAGAAGATTTTAATGATGAAGGAAATGAAGATTTACCATTTTAATTTGAAAACATGAAGATAGAATTTGAAGATTTAAAAAGCCTTGTTGTTGGCTGGGCTAAAAGAAAAGGTATACTGGAACACGGAACACCAGCAAAACAACTTCTAAAAACATTGGAAGAAATCACAGAATTACACGCAGCAATAGAAGATGATAATTTGGAGGAGATAATAGATGCAATAGGCGATGTAGTGGTTACTTTGATAATCTACGCCAAAATGAAGAGCATCACGCTTTTTCCTAACGGCAGCGAAGAACTTTCGGACTCAAAAGGAACAGCACAAGACCCTTATTTCCTTTTGGATAACTGCAATAAACTTATGCAGTTGGAGAAATTCACTAATGATTCAGTTGAGAAATACCACGCAGTTCAGATGATGTTGTTCTTGCTGAATCAAATCGCCAACAGATTTAACCTCAAAATTTGGGAATGTTTGCATTCGGCTTACAAGGTTATAAGTCGCAGAAAAGGGAAAATGATTGATGGGCAGTTTGTTAAAGACTAATGGAAGCAGGACAATACGCTACCCTGAACAAAGATGTAGGCTTTAAAAAGGTAGTTTACAGCAAAAAGGGAACGAAGGTAAAAATCATCAGCATAAGCGGAAACGCTGTGATTTACGAAACAGAAAACGGAAAACGCTTTCCGTGTAACATTAAAGATTTAGAAGAAAAATAAAGCAAAACAATGAAGATTACAGCATTTGAAAACGAAGAAGGACATTTATTAGAAGTGCGTGCTAATTCATATGGCAAATTAGGTGTGTGTATTAAATATGATTTATACCAAGAAAACCCTGAATTAGATGATGAATCTAAAACCCTTTATAAAGAGCACTGGATATCATTAGAAAAAGAAGATATAGAGCCTTTAATAGAAACACTGCGAGAATTAAAAGCAGTTCTTGACAACAAGTCAAAAACAGAGTAAAAGTAATTAGACAGAGTAGAAGTTCTTTAAAACATTAAAACCAATAAAAAATGGAACGAGATAGCTTCGTGTTTTATAGTTCATTCCTAAAAGCCATTAGAGCGATAAAAAAGAGGGACATTCAAGCCGAGTTAGCACTTGCCATAATAGAGTATGGAATAACAGGTGAAACTGCTGAATGTGGCGAAATGGTGAGTATGGCAATGGAACTGATAAAACCACAATTGGAAGCCAATAACCAAAAATATATTAATGGTTTAAAAGGAGGTGCTCCAAAGGGAAATCAAAACGCAAAGAAAGAAAAAGAACAACCAAAAAACAACCAAGAAACAACCGAAGAACAACCAAAAAACAACCAAAAACAACCCAATGAAAATGTAAATGAAAATGATAATGTAAATGAAGAAGAAAAAAAATATATAAAAAAAGAAAAATCTTTCAAGGAATTTACCGAGCAGGATTTCAAAGAGGAATTGAAATTACATTCCGAGAAATACAGCAAGGAGATGCTTAAAGATTTCTTCATCTACTGGACAGAGCCGAACGAAAAGGGAAAGATGAAGTTTCAGTTGCAGAAAACTTGGAGCACAGCAGGAAGGTTAAGCACTTGGTCAAGAAACGATTTCAATGGCAATAGTGGGAGCAAACCTAAAGAAACCAAGCAGTCAGGAGGGCATATAGCACGAGATGGAACGAGAATAACGATGTTTTAAAACCACAGGATTATGACAGAAATGATAATGTCGCTGGCGACAAATCACATCTACGAGATTGAAATCAACAGGAATGCAGAAAACTATTCAGTCTGTCCTGAATGTTCTAAAAACAGGCGAAAAAAGAACATCAAGTGTTTTTCCTACAACGCAGAAAAAGAAGTCGGCTACTGCAATCACTGCGAAGCGAGATTTGTCAAGCATGTTCCCTTTGAGAAGAAAGTCTACACCAAGCCAGAGGTAAAGTGGGAAAACTACACCAAACTTTCCGAAAAGCTGGTAAAGTGGTTTGAAAAGCGAGGAATATCGCAAAAAACACTGCTGCGAATGAAGATTGGCGAAAAGGAGGAATGGATGCCACAAATTGAGAAAAAAGCCAACTGCATCGTGTTTCCCTACTTCCGAAACGGCGAGCTGGTCAATGTGAAGTATCGTGATGGGCAGAAGAATTTCAAACTGCATTCAGGCGCAGAGCTGATTTGGTTCAATTACGATGCGCTGAAAACCTACAAGGAAATCATCATCGTAGAGGGCGAAATGGATGCGCTTTCACTAATCCAAGCAGGATTTGAAAATGTTATCAGTGTACCGAATGGAGCATCTACTGGGCGAATGGAATACTTTGATAACAGCCTTGAAGACCTCAACCAAGTAGAAACTTTCATTTTGGCAACCGACAACGATATGAAGGGTTTGGAACTCAAAAACGATCTTACGCGCAGACTTGGAATAGAAAAATGCAAAAGCGTATCATTTAAGCAGTTTAAAGATGTAAATGAGTTGTTAGTCGCAGAGGGAGTAGAAAGTGTCCGTAAGGCTGTGGAAAGTGCCAAATTTTTAAAGTTAAGCAATGTCTATGCTGTGGAAGATTTCCAAGCTGACTTGGACGCTTACTTTGAAAACGGACTGCCACAAGGTTTGAGAATTGGCGTAGAGGGGCTTGATGAGAGGATAAGATGGCAGACAGGGAGGTTTGGCGTAGTGACTGGAACACCAGGGAGCGGAAAGTCTGAATTTATGGATTTTATCTACTCAAAACTGAATGCGCTGTATCATTGGGGAATTGGTTACTACACGCCTGAAAGTATGCCTTTACCATCGCACTTTGCGAGAGTTTTCTCAAAGTTCATCGGTAAGGAATACAAAAAGGGTGTGATTTCCGAAACGGAAAAGGAAATAGGCGAAGAATATTTGAATAAAAATGTTTTCTGGGTAGCACCTCACGAGGATATGACCATAGATGATATTTTGGCAAGATTTGAATATTTAGCCAAAGCCAAAGGGTGTAAGGCGTTCCTGATAGACCCTTTCAACAGGATAGAACAGGGAGCAAATCACAGTGATAACGAAAGGCTGTATATCAAAAAGGCACTTGGGAAGATGATTGCTTTTACCAAGAAGACCGACAGCCTCTTGTTCTTGGTGGCGCACCCTACGAAACTGCCAAAAGGAAACGATGGAAAGTTCAAGATGCCAACACCTTACGATATTTCAGGTTCTGCCGACTTTTGGAATATGCCTGACTATTGTATGTCAATCCGAAGAAATCAAGATGATGACGGCAAATTCCTTTCGCACGGAACAGTGCTGGTAAGCAAAACCAAGATAAACAAAACGCTGGGAGATACAGGACAATGGGATTTTTGGTATAACATCAATAACGGCAGGTATCTGACCGACCTCAACGATGGCGCAGAGAGAATTTGGGACAATTCCAACTGGATAACCAAAGAAGAACCAAAAGAATATGCGCTGCCGAAAATGGAAGCCACACCATCCATTTTTGAACAAGAAGACGATGATGGATTTCCATTCTAAAAAAACAAAGATTATTATTTAAAATTTAAAAGAAATGAAAGAACAATACGAGGATTTTGCAATAATCCACAATACACCAAAAGGACAGCTATTGATTACCAAAGAGCTTGGCGATGATGAAGATGAATATATTATCACATTGTGGATAGACATAGTAATAGGAACCGTAAAGTTGGCTTTGAAAATTAAAGATGAAGAAATTGCCAATAAAGCTTTTGAGGCATTCAGGGACTATGAATTAGCTAAAGCAGCGATTAACACAGCATTAAACCAAGAATATTTATGAAAAATGACACTGGAAGAACTCAAAAAAGACCCAATGAAAGTAATTGAAAGGGTCGCTAAAAGTAAAGATATCAACGCCCTTATAAAAGCCTATGAGGAGCAGAGAAAAGAACAGAGAAAAAGATATAAAAACAAACAAAATCAAGATGAATACGGATATAGTGAAACCTAATATAGGAGAATTAACAAAGGCTAAAAAAACACTTGAAAAAGCCAAAGAACTAAACCGAAAGGTAAAGTTTGTCCCAATGGGATATTCGCCATCTTGGGAGCGAGAAAAGGAAGTAATCAAAGCCAAAAAGGAGCAGATAGACAAATCAGCATACAAGCCAAAAGATTGCAGCATACACACGCCAAAAGGAGGTAAAATCCATGTTCCAGATGGATATCTTAAAGTGAAAGATTTAAGAGAGAAATTCTTGGAGAGAATAGGCTCGTATGTCATAAGATTGGATATGGAATACCGAAGCCGAGTGAATGAGCTTATCTTGGGTTCTGTAAAGGCTTACGAATGGAACGAGGAAGCCTTCCAAGAGGTAACAAGCAATTATAAACGAAAAAAGAGATACAAAAAATGGTAGTAATAGTTTTAATCCTAATCTTATCAATCGCCATTGTGATTATAGCATGGAGCAGCGATATTAAGATACTGGAAGACCGAATAGAGGAATTAACCGAAAAATTAGAAAGGTATGAAAACAATAAAACTAATCGCGCTGGTGCTGTTCCTATGCAGTTGCAAAGCGAAAGACCCTTACAAACAATTCAAGAAAGAGATAAAAACAAAGCAAGAACATAACACATTAAACCATAAAAGAATAGCAAATGAACATAGCAGGAATGCATCTTACCGATTTTCATAAGAAAAAACTAATTAAAGAAACCAAATACGAAAAGAAAGTAAGAACAAGAAGAATTGAAAGCCTTACCATTGAGGAGCATGTAAAATTAAAATCCATCATGTCGCAGTTCTACTGCACGGTAGCCTTGCAGATTGAGTTGGTAGATGCGCTGGAAGAAATGAAGATGCTAAATGGATATCCCTTTGTTGAAGACTTAAGAAAGGCGGTTATATTCATGAATAACAGCATGTATGAAAGTGCTGTGAAAAACGAAGAAGATGATTTAGTAAGGCAGGTATGGGAAAAGAAAATGGAAAACATCGTGAAAATTATGCCTCAGCTCAACGCAAAGCAATTTGATATGCTGGAAGAGTTTATTAGAAATTTAAAATATAAGAAGTAAAAATGTTAGATAGATTGTTAGAAAAGTGTTAAATAAAATAAATGTAAATAACTGAATATGAAAACAATAGAGATTTCTATCGCACAAACAAAGTTAGAGGAAGCGTGTATGTTCACCATAAAGGTTTTATATGCCAAATAAGTAACTTACTAAATAGTAACACTAAAGCAGCAATTATGAGAGTAATAAAATTTAGAGGTCAAAGAACCGAAACCAAAGAATGGATTTGTGGAGATTTAGCCTACATATATAACCGAATACCTTGCATTATGCCCGAATGGTGTATGTCTTCTGTTCCTGATGATGAAGAAATGAAAAGAAACAAAGAAATGCTTTTAGGTGGATTTATGGAGGTGATTCCTGAAACAGTAGGTCAATTTACAGGGCTACATGATAAACTTGGGAATGAAGTTTATGAAGGAGATTTGTTGAGTAGAAATACAGGCTTAACATACCAAATTTATTGGAACAATAATGAAAGCGGTTTTAATATGAAAAACACTTCGTGGGCTGATGATGATTGCCCTATGAATTTTTACAATATAGAAGGAAGGTTTGAAGTAGTAGGAAACATTTATGATAACCCAGAATTAAATAAATAAGATTTTATGGAAACAAAAGAAATGAAAATACAGGCGCCAGAAGGCTACGAAATTGATAAAGAAAACTCAACTTTTGAAAAGATAGTTTTTAGGAAAATTGATAATAATTTACCTAAAAGCTGGAAAGAATTTGGAGAAGTAGAAGGTTGGTTTGTAAATAATAGGTGTGAGATTGACTATTATGATGAAGGGGATTCTACTAATGATATGGATAAAAATCTATTTCCAACAGAGGAAGAAGCAGAAGCATGTTTAGCATTATCCCAACTGTGTCAGCTGAGAGACAGATATAACGATGGGTGGAAGCCTGATTGGAAAGATGATAATCAATTTAAATGGTGTATTGATGTTTTTAAAGGTAACATTCGTAAAGCTGCGTACCTTTTTGTAAAAAAAGTGTTGTTATTCAAGACAGAGGAACTTAGAGATAAATTTTTAGAAAATTTTAGAGATTTAATAGAAACAGCTAAACCATTATTATGACAGACTACGAAGAATTTTTAGTTCCAATAGAAATAGCGAAGGAGCTTAAAGATAAACTCAAAAGCATGGATTATCTTTATAAAGAAATCCAAAGGTTAAATAAAAGAGTGGAATATTGGCACAAGAAATATTTAACCTTGAAAAATAAAGTTTCTGAATAATAAAAATAGCGAGAATTTGCCACATTCTCGCTATTTTTTTTCCATGTTATTTTTGATTTGGAAAAAAATCGTTTTTTTCAATTAAGATTAGACCTTGTTTCATTATCTATATTCTTGTCTTCCCATTTTAGGTAGTCAGCATACCATTTCCACGCTTCATTCAAGAACTCAGTCTCAGATATTACAGGAGACATAGCGCCTCCTGTGGCCTCCACATTGTTTTGAACTAAAACCAATTCAAACGCCTCACTTCCATATTGGTAAGTTTTACGAGGTTTCTTGATTGTATCCTTGTTGAGTGTCACTGTGGCTGTGTCCTCTGGAATAATCAGCACCAAAGACAAATAATGTGGGGAGTAGATGTAATGAAACACCCTATCCTGCGGTTCTTCTGCCAAAAGAAACTTTGGCATTTTGATTTCTGTTATTTTCATAGTTTATTTTTTTCTGATTCCTAACCATTCGCCTGTTTTGTCATCGTAGAAGTGTGCATATCCCTCAGATGTTTCTATGAGTTCATGAATTTCGCAGCCAATAGCATTTGCTATTTCTTGTATAGAACTAAATTTAGGATTATTGTTCATTCTTTTAAAAAGTGATGGGTAACTAATACCTATTTTTTCAGCAACCTTACCTAATTCTATATTTTTTCTTTTGGCTACTTCTTTAAAAAGTAATTTCATAATGATTATTTTAATGATGCAAATATAATACTTTATTGTAAAGTAAAACAATACAATATTGTATTATAATGCAATTAAAAATAATTGCTCTTATTATCAATGAGTTACACGAAAACATTAAAATAAAGTATAATTTTATTTGCTTTGTATTTCAATAAAGTATTATATTTGCATAAGAAAATTAAAACAAAGTATAACAATTAAAAAATAAAAGATATGACAACAAAAGAAATAACACAAGTATTAAGAGAGGAATTTAAAAAAGCAGGATACAACAATAGAAAAGTATCAATGAAAGCAACAAAATATGGTGTTGCTGTGGTGATAAAAGTAGAGAAACCAAACTATAAAGAAGATGTTAAAATAGCAAACATAGTAAAAGGATACACAAGATATTGTGGTGTAACCATTAGACACGATAAATAAAAACCAACCGACCTAAGCAAGTCTAAAAAAGGCTTTTAAAATTAAATATTAACTAAAAAATCAATCAAAATGAAAAAAGTAGAAATCAACAAAGAAAATGTAAATGAATTTATTGGTAAAAAACTTTATACTTCTTATTCTGGTTATGCTGGGCAAGGTGGCAAAGATGAGTTTGTGTTAGGAGAAGTAGTGTCAGAATGGGACTTGGCAAGTAGAAGTATAATGGATTTTGGCGAGTTTGAAGGAAAAACGCGACAAGAGTACTGGAAGTCTTTCATGTCTGAAGATAGAATTAAAGACAGCAAGAATAAATTATTTCTTGTTACAGCAGAAGGTCGCAATACTTTTATTTACTGCAACACTCTATTTGACACAGAATTTTGTTGTTCAGATGATGATAGATATGTAACATTTAGAATCGAAGAATAACCAAACCACGCCCTGCACCAGCAGGGCTTTTTTATTCTTATTTTTATTTGTTCTAAATAAGAAAATATACTATATTTGTGATAATGAATAAGGAAGATAATTTGTTATTTAGCGTAGCCAGTTATTTAAGACTGCAATATCCTAATGTGCTGTTCTGCCATATCGCCAACGAAAGGAAGACCAGCACACTGCAGGGAGCGAAACTCAAAAGACTGGGCGTAAGAGCAGGAATGCCTGATATTTTAATATTCAAGCCAAATAAGACTTATTCAGGTTTGGCGATAGAATTGAAAATAAAGCCAAATAAACCAACCAAAAATCAATTAGAAGTCTTAACTATGTTAAGCAATAATAATTGGAATACGGCTGTATGCTACAGCTTTGATGAAGCGAAAAACTTAATAGATAAGCATTTGAAATGATAAGAATAAAACCAAGTAAGCGAAACACAAACAAGCACACCGAAGCGGGTATGGAATTGCTGGAAAATTCCATCAACGAGGTAGGTGTGATAGAAAGTATTTCCGTAACCAAGCAGGGAACAATTATTTCTGGACACGCCCGAAAAGAAAAATTCGACAAAAAAGGTTTTGTACCAAAGGAAATAACCCTTGCCGAAAATGAATATCCTGTAATTGTCCGCAATGATATTGAAGATAATACAGATACTTATTACAAAGCGCAGATATTAGCCAATACCACCGCACATCAAAACTACAATCTTGATGTTGAAGAAATAGAAGTAATTGCTGAGGAATACGACTTGGATTTAGAAGAGCTTGGAATTGAGGTAGAAGATGCAGATTTGTCGGATGATTTAGAAACACAATTTTCTAATGAAAACTATTCAGATAAAAATAAAGAAATTAACATAGATGAGTTTGAGGATGAACTGGTCCTAAAACTTAAATACACAGAAGCAGAATATAATATTGTAAAAGAGCAACTATTAAAAATAGCACCAACGCCAGAACAGGCGGTTTGGATTTTGATAAATGGAGACAAATATACAGAAGCATAAATTTCCATACCAATGGAATTTAAAGGATGGTTATCCTGCAAAAGGAATTGACCAACACAATTTAAAAGTATTCGGCACTTTCATTTGTGGCGGAGGTTCTTCAATGGGGTATAAACTCGCAGGGTTTGACCATTTAGGCGGCGTGGAAATAGACCCTAAGGTAGCAGAAATTTATAAACTAAATCACAATCCTAAATATCTATTCATAGAAGATATTAGAGAGTTTAACAAAAGGAAAGATTTACCAGAAGAGCTTTTTCATCTTGATATTCTTGATGGGTCTCCGCCATGCAGTTCGTTCTCAATGGCAGGAAACAGAGAAAAAGACTGGGGAAAGAAAAAAAGATTTAGAGAGGGGCAGGCATTACAGACTTTAGATGATTTGTTTTTTGATTATATTGCTCTTGCGAAAAGATTACAACCAAAAGTCGTAATTGCAGAAAATGTAAAGGGACTAATCCAAGGCAATGCCAAATCATATGTAAAGAAAATAAAGAGGGAATTTGAAAATGCAGGATACAAAGTGCAGTTGTTTTTATTGAACGCTGCAAGTATGGGAGTTCCGCAAAAAAGGGAAAGAGTTTTTTTTATTTGTCAAAGAAAAGATTTGAATTTTCCAGATTTGAAACTAAATTTTAATGAAAGACCTATTCTATTTTCAGAAATAAAAAAACTAAATCCAAAAGGACCTTTCAAAGAAATAATACCAAGTTGCCGTGACCTTTGGGAAAAAGCAAAACAAGGGAAGGGCTTGGATTCTGTCCACCCAACAAAAAGTAGTTTTTTTTCAAAAAGAAAACTGGCAGATAAAGAAGTAGTAGGAACACTAACAGCTCACTGTTCAGAAGATTTTTTGCACTCCACAGAAAAAAGATGTTTGAATGAAGAAGAAATAAAGCTGATAGGCGCATATCCATTAGATTACAATTTCAAGGATATTGATTGTGGCTACTTAATCGGTATGTCTGTTCCGCCTGTTATGACCGCACAAATAGCACATCAGGTTTATTTACAATGGTTAAAAAATAAATAAAAATATGAATACCCCACAACATCGCAAACAATGGATTTTAGAGGAATTAAAGAAATCTCCTCTACTTTCACATGGGGAAATGTGGGGTAAATATGGGGTAAAGTGGGGAAAGGGCAAAACAACATTTGATAAAGACTGGAAACACGCCCAAGAAGAGTTAAAAGCATGGCAAAAATCAATCAATGATAAAGTAATAGAGGAAACTACCAAAACAGAAATAGAAGCGAGAAAAAAGGCTGTTTTGACAAAAGTAGAAGCACTGGCTATTTTATCAGAAATTGCAAAAGGAACGGCAAAAAAGGTGGGCGACCAAATCCTTATTCCGTCATTTAAAGAAAGAAACGGCGCTGTTTCTATTTTGGCAAAAATGGAGGGCTGGAATGCAGACACCAAGTTAAAGGTATCAGGGGAAATAAACACCATGCCGACCGCTATCCAAGTAGAAATAATCCTACCAGAGGATGAAGATTAAGTTTTTTGTGATTTTTCATTTTATTAGTTTTAAGTTTTAATCGCCTCGCAGAAATGTGGGGCTTTTTAAATTAGAAAATATGGACAAAAAAATAAAATTCAAGGCTTCCAAGGTGTTTGCCGAAGTGTGGGGGGCGCTAAATGAAAAGATACCCAACGGCAACACTTGGCAGCATAAGTATAAGCTTATCATTGAGGAGGGCAGTTCAAGGAGTTCCAAGACTTGGAGTAATTTCCAAGTGCTGTATAATTTCCTTGCCAATAATCCTATTTCCTCTGCAACAGTGCTGAGGGACACACAGAAGAGTTGCAGAGATATTGTGGAGAAAGACTGGAGGGAGTGGCTGAAAGACCCACAGGTAAGGAAGAAGCAATTTGAACGAGGCGAAATAACCATTGAAGAGCTGGACGCATACCTTGAAGAAGAGAACCTCTATCAGTATCTTGTAGAGAACAAGACCAATCACACTTGGACTTTTAGGAATAATGGCAACATATTGCGATTTACTGGATTGGATGATGAAGATGATGCAATGGGGATGACACAAACGATTTGCTGGATAAATGAGCCTTACAACTTCTCGGAAGAAGTATATCGGCAACTTGCCCAGCGTTCCAAGGTTATCATCTTTGACTGGAATCCGAAGCAAAACCACTGGATAGAAAAGGAGAAACTCAAAGAGACCACCTATGTAAGTTACTCTACATTTAAGGATAATCCGTTTATTTTGCCTGAACAAAGAATGCAGATTTTATCCTACCAGCCGATAAAGCATTGCGATGCTGTGACTTCCAACATCCTCAACGAAAACAGCGCCAAGACCTACGATTTAGAGGCTAATCCTTTAAACCTCACACCAAAGCAGATTAAAGAACTCAAACGATGCAGATACAATGAAGATGTAGGCTCTGCTTCGGAGTATCATTGGCTTGTATATGGTCTTGGGCAAAAGTCCGAGAAACCGAATAAGATTTACAAGAATTGGAAAGTAATCAGCCTCAATCAATATAACGAGGTCGCAAAGCACGGCTACCGAAAGTATTACGGATTAGACTATGGCTTTGCTAATCCTACGGCTTGCGTGGAAGTGATGTATGATGGCGACAAATCTTTCTACATTAGACCTTTACTCTACAAACCGATGAGCCAAATGGAGGGAACACTCGGCGAACACCTTAAATATGCTGGTGTTCCGATTGGCAATGTAACCTTTGTTTGGGCTGATAGTGCCGATAGAGAACCAGGTAGCGAGATAAGTCTAACCAATGATTTACGAACGCTATACGCAATCAATGCTGTGCCGACTTCCAAGCCCACCTATAAGGCAAGGTTTGACTTTATCAACAATGCACGAATATACTATGTAGATGACGGCGATTTTGATAATGAATATCAAAACTACGAATACGAATTTATCAACGGACAACCTACTGAAAAACCTATTAAAAAGAACGACCACTACATGAACGCCACCGAGTACTGCATTTGGGGGATAAAGGAATATCTTGGAATAATGTTTTAAGTTAAGGGAAAATATTTTGAAAAAAAGTTGCAGAAATATTTGTTTATTATACAAATGTTTAATATCTTTGTAGTGTAATAATTAAAGAATCAGACATGAAAAAAGAATTAACAGAAAAAGAATGGGAGTTAATAGAAACCATTAGAAATTTTAAAAAGATTTATCCACCATCTATTGAATTAGAACTTTATATTTATGCATTATTAGATAAGTTGATGGATAAAGACAAAAAAGAGTAACCCAGCCCCGAAAGGGGCTTAAAAAAATAAACATTATGGAAATAAAAGCAAAAAAAGAAAGTATGAAAAATCAGATGTGGGATATTATAGTAGATGTTTCTTGGGCACAAATCTCACAGAAATATTTCGGTAAATCCCGTTCATGGTTAAGTCAAAAACTTACAGGAATAGATGGAAACGGCAAAGAAACAGAATTTACGAATGAGGAAAAGGAAATACTAAAAGGAGCATTATGTGACCTTGCAAATCGTATTCGTATTTGTGCCGACAAAATATAGGCTCTGATTCTATTATTACAACAGCCCTGCACCTTGAGCCTAAGTGCAGGGCTTTTTGTTATTCAAAGGTTTGGTCAAAGGTTTTATCAAATATCTTTCTTCCCCATTTAGAGTTTTTGATTTTCCCTTTTATGGTCAATTCATTAGCGCCTTTATCGTATTGCAGCGCTTCCGTGCCAAAAGGATAGATGCTGTAAGTTTCGCCACCAATATAAACATCTATATACCCTCTGCTCGGTATCTTCTCCCCTGTGTAGATATCCTCGCCTATTCGCCAGCGATTGTAGAGATTGTAGAACTCCTCAAAAGATACATTCGTGAGTGTGACCTCTATGTTTTCCGTGCCGAACAGCACACGGCTTGACCTCCTTAACCTTTCAAGGTTGATATTTTCATTTAAAATATCTTTCTCTTTTGGCAGATGTGGGATTTTATCCGTGTCAGGCTCTACCTCTATCTTGCCGTTGTTCTTGTAATTCGTTACGATGATATTCTCGCCATTAGGTTTCTTGGACAATCCACCACCAAAGAGAGGGAACCACCTTTTCATATGGTATTTTGGATTGTGGTAAAGATTAACGGCTGTTCGTTTGTTTTTCACGCCCTCGGCTGAAATAAAGCCGTCCGTAGCTGTGGCGTTTCTGTTCTTGATTACATCGGTTAGGGTATGCTCTATCTTGGTAAGGATAGTCCCCTGTTCTATCCATGCTCGCTTGTCAAGGGTTAGCGTATGGGATTTGATAGCAAGTATCGTATATTCCCCTACATTCAGCCCCTCCACGATTTTGATTTTATCCCCTACTTTGAAAGGCAGGGTATCCCAAGGCGATTTTGAGGCTGTAAGGGTAAGCACTCCCCCAGCATCCGAGTGTATAACATCAGGATAAGAGCCTGAATCTACATAACTTCCTGTAACAGTGTCTATCAATACCAAATCATCATCGTTGTCGTTAGTGTTGTCGTTGGTATCATCCAGCAGGTCTTGGATTTTATACTCATCGATGATAAAGCCTGTGGTTTTGTCAAGTTTCTTCTTTACAGACTTTATCGGTGTGGAACACTCCATTTTCGTGTTGAAGTTGAAAATATCCCCTTTCTTCTTGGTAGAATATTTCTTTGTGCCAAATATCAGATTGTTGTAGCTTATATCTTTGTCGTTTTCTATGGTCAAATTCTCTTGAACAAAGTCTTTACTTGTAAGGTCGTAAGCCTGAACATCCTTAAAGAAGTAGTCTATATCCTCTACTACCAGTTGGTTTTCTATAACATCAAAGCCAAGGGCTAATAGTGGCGCAGCACCCTCGTAGAATAGCGACTTGAACGAGGTGTTGATTTTGTTTTCGCCTAAAAAGATATTCGCCACGCCACGAAGAAAGGCGCCAGTTGCTACATATTGATTGGCATATTTTCCTCCCTCTGAAAGTATGGCAGACTTTAATCTTATCTTTCCATCAGAATAATTCTCTGCCACTTTGTCAATAGCATCAAAAAGGCTTACCACCTTGGACTTCCTGCCGAGTTTATCGATGCTGGAAGATATGGTAATAGCGCTGTCTGTTCTTCCGAAGTAAAATTGACTTTGCTCTATACTCTCTGGGAAATGTAGATATACCCACACTTTACTTCCTGCTGGAATATCGCCAAGGTCAAATTCTTTATTCTTAAAATATATTTGCCCAAAGTCTGTTCCTTCCAACGGCTCGGATGATGCTATGTGTAGCGTATGTCTTTGGTGTATTCCCCCACCTCCGTATTCTATTTCTGCTAATAGACGAAAGGTTAAAGGAACTGCTTTTTTTACCTCTAAAGTTCCTCGTGGACTTGCAGCAAAATTACGATGAATATCATAATCTATAACCCTACGGGCTTTGAAATGAATATTTGATATAGATAACATAACATTCTTTAAGTTTGCATTTGTATAAAGCAAAGGCAGTTCATTATCTCCAGCCCAATAACGAACATGGTATTTTGAACTTCCAATTTTCAATTCTTTCCGAGCTTGGGAAGGAGAAAGATGTTCAAAATATCCACCATATTGACCAAAAAATTGCCCTATTTGTCTTTTGTCTGCAACAGGATATAATATAGGGAATGCTTTTGTAGGAGTATGATAAATGGTATAATTTATTACACTATGAAATCGTTTCATCCATTCTGTAAAAGTAAACCAATCTTCATCTTGTGAATATTCTTTCATTCCCCACGCAGTCTCCACCTTTTCCTCCTCTGCTTTTAAGACAATTTCACGGCTTCCTATCGGCTGTATTGGGTTTTCATCCAAATTCTTCTTGGCGAACAGGTTTATCGTGGTGTCCTCACGAGTGTAGAATTTATTCTGCGCTTCCCTCTTCTTGATTTCGCACTCTATCACTCGTTGGCTGTTTTCGTAGTTCAGCTGGTATTTATTCAGGTTTATTTCAAAGCCAGCGCCCAAGATGTCTTTCTCCACGCCATTATGGACAACATACCACCTGAATATAATCTGCCCATCTCCTCCCTGCTCATCATACACACCCTTGATGATGTCAAAGGTGCGTTTGTCGTTGTATTCTAATATCTTTATCTTGGAAGTTTCGCCAAGGATAAAGTTATCGATGTTGTAGTATTCCTCGTTTACATCTACGCTGATGTCCAAAGCATCAAAGCCATCAGGCTCTTGTATCTCGTGGATACCCTCGTATTTCCCTGTCAGCACTTCTAATCGGAAAACCTGTCCTACTCCACTTTGGTATTGTATATTCTTAATCCCTTTCATTTCCCTTTATTTTAACGATGTTTTTAGTTTTCTTTACTCTACTTACTGCCACTGGTATTTGTCCGCCTTTTTGCGTGTATATAAATCCATTTAACTCAAACACACTGGTCTTATCATACTTTCTCATCACTCGGTCTTGCTGTTCGCCTATTTTAGAGGCTAACTTGTCGTAGTCTATTGCTGGCGTGTTGATATTCATCGGCACTTGGATATTCTTAACAATACCATTGGATAGTAGAACATCATCCAGCGCAGGTGTCTTGATATTCTCTAATATCTTGCGAGTTTCTGATGCTGTGTAAATTCGGTCGCCTTGTTCCAAATATTTCAGCCTTGCACCTTTGTCGCTTCCCAAATCCTTAATGTTTCCATGCTTATCGGTGTGGATTTCTGCGCCTCGCTCATCTGTCCACGCCCAGCCTTGTGGTGCGTTTTTCGTTCCGACAAAATATTGTGGCACTGGGTTTTTACTCATAATAAGCCCTGCTTGTAGCGCACCGAATGCAAGTGCAATTCCAGCAGGAACGAGACCAGCAGGAACACCAAGTTGAGCGATAGACTGAGTTGCTCCTAATGCTCCGTTCATCAGTGCCTGTTGTGCCTGCGCCTTTTGTTCAGCCCTTGCCTTTTGTGCTTGTATTAGTTTCTCTTTCTGTGCTTGTTGTTCCTTGATTACCATTGCTTCATCTTCCAAGGCGTTACGCTCGGCGATTTGCTCCTCGGTGAGTTCAGAAAGTCCATTAAGTGCATCAAGTCTTTTGTCAATAAAGCCAAGTTCCGTGTCTGTTATCATCTTCGAGCGTTCCAATTCCTCATCAAGTTCAGCAATCGTTCGCTCCTTGCTTGATGTTATTGCTTTTCCTGCAAAGTCACTAATCAGCGCTGTAGCCATATTCATATAGTCAGCGAAAGACATAGAGAAGTCCTTGCCTTGCTGTAATATCTTGCTGTATAGGTCAGAAAACTGCTTACTCACGGCATCTAATCCCAAGTCTGCCAAGTTCTGCTCTACCAAGTTTTTGAGCGGTTCCAATCCCTCCACGATACGCAAGAACATCTTATTGGCTTTGTTCTTCTCATTCTCCATTATGGAAGTATCCAGCTGTGTTATCTGCAAGTCTGTCTGTGCGAGTTGGACTTTTTCATCTTCGTTAAGGTCTTTGCCTTGTTCTTGCAGAAGCGCCCTTTTTGCTTCCAATTGTTCTTTGAGTAATTGCAGTTTCTCTTTCTCTCTCTTATTGACTGCTATGGTGGTGTCGTATTCTAATAACTCCAAGAAGTATTGCTTATCCTTGTAGGATATATTCTTGTCGTTCATTATCATCTGCTTTTTATATTCGGCAGTTTCTTGGCCAAGAAGTTTGATATACTCTATTTCCTTTTGGTTTTTTTCCAACAGCGCTTGGTTGAGTTGCCTCATCTTATCCTGCTGACTTTCGTTTTCATCGAATAGGTCTTTGGATTTCTGCGACTCTATCTCCCTTTGTTCCTGCTTGTATTTCTTGGCAAGGTCAAGCAGTTTGGTGTAGTATGTATCTTTTTCTTTGATTACGAGGCTGTCTATTTCTATTTCCTTTACGAGCAGGTCATAGCCTGTAAGTTCGTTTTGAGCCTCTACTCGCTGTCTTCGGAACTCCTCCAATAGTTTGTTATGCTCAAAGTCCAAGTCTTTACGAGCCTTGTCAAATGCTTCTTTGTCTAACTGCTCCTGTGTTTTTTCTTTCTTTACTCTGCCTTTGGCTTTTTTCTTTTTCTTTTCTTTGTTTGCCTTTGGTGGCTCTACTACTTTCACACTACTTCTTGGCACGAGTTCACCATCTACATAAGTGTATTCATTGGCTCTTTTATTAGTGAATTTTCCATTTGCAGCCGTTTCTCTCCAAAAGTTATTGTGAACAAAATATTTCTGCCCTTTCTTTCTTGCTTCAATAAGTTTATTTTCTAATTCCTTTTGGTTTTTAAGGTTTTCCAGCGCTTTCTCATCCCCTGATAGTATCGCAGTGTTTTCTTTGAATAATCCAGAAAGTTTTTCACGAGTTTTGTCAATGATAGAACCAAAATCACTAAGGGTTTTAATAGCATCTTCAGTTCCAAGCATGGCATCTTTTACAGACTTCACAAAATACTCTATACCCTTGATAACAAGTTTAATCACAGTGCTAATTGCCACAAGGTTGGTTTTAACTTGATTAACCACAAGATTAACCAAATCCCAGCCCTTGCCATTGTCAAATAGGTTTCCTGTCAGTGCATTAAGAACATCTCCTACGGCTTCAAAGACATCTTTCAGTTCGCCCATTATACTCACGCCATCTGCTCCTCCTGTAATGGCTAAATCAAGAAACTCTTCCAATAGACCTTTGGCAATTTCCAAAACATCAGAAATAGCATTGATAAAATCCTTGTTAGTGGCGAGGGTATCCAAAAACTCTGTCCATTGGTTTTTGAGTCTGTTCTGTGCGCCAGCGAGGGTATCTATTCTATCAACAGCATCAAGTCCATAGACTTTTTTAAGCTCTTCGGCTACCTTTGGCAATACATCTCCTGCCACTACTTGTCCTTTTTTCAGCATATCATCCAATTCGGAAGTAGATACGCCCATGGCATCAGCGAATATCTTCATCGCCCCAGGCAATCTTTCCCCTAACTGCCCTCTCAATTCCTCTGCTTGGATGTTCCCTTTGGATACCATTTGCTCCAAGGCGGTATAAACTCCCTCTATCTGTTCGGCAGGAAGACCGAGTTTAGCACCTGCGCCAGCAAAGGCTTCAAATACTTCTTTGGCTTTCTCGCCCTCCAAACTGGTGTTTTTCGCTGCTGCGCTGAACTTGGTGTAGGAGTCCGTAAGGCTGATAAGTTCCAATCCGTATTTTTCGGCAGCACTTGAAAGAAACTCCTTTTGATAACCTACTTCTTCCTCTGTTTGGAAGACTTCTTTCATTGCATAATTCACAGCATTGAGTTTCTGAATTGTCTCATAAGATTGAGTGGCAATGTCTCCAAGCATTCTTGCGCCATCTGCCATAATGATACCCCCAGCGATAGAACCAGCACGGCTCATCATTCCACCAAAGCCACTACCCATTCCGTTGAGTGCTGATTGATAGTTTCCGACATTACGCTGGTTGTCGCCTACGCTTTTGTCTATCTTTTTCAGCGCTGAGTCTAATCCTACGGCTTTGAGTTTTGCCTCTGTAAATTCTTTGGATAGTTTGGATAGTTCTTTCTCATAGGCAGAAACCCCTATCTTACCATCTTTAAAATCATGCTCTAATAACTGCATTTGCGCTGCCAATTGCTTTGCTTTGTGTTTAGCGTCCAACACCTGTTTTGTAAACCTTTTATAGGGGTCTATACTTTCAGACATGATTTTTTTCTGTTTCTCCTGCAATGATAGGACTTGCTTCTTCGCTCGTGCTTCAGCATTCTGCTGGTTGGCAAGTTCTTTGGCTGTTCGTGCTTGCTCGGTAGTTATTTTAGCATTGGTCAGTCTTATCTGTTGTGTTTTCTGCTCTATGGTGGTTAATTCTTTCAGGGTTCGCATGTATTCTTTGGAATACCCGTCTAAATCCTTTATTCCTGAAAGGGTTTCTTTCGGTGTACCCCTATTGAGTTTGGCGTTGGTTTGGTCTACGGCGGTATTTAATTTGTTAAAAGACCCTACCAATTTTGAAACTTCATCACCTATTGCTTTAAGAGCTTCAACATTTACATCTTTCTGTAATATTGCTAATTCATCACTCATAAGATTTATTTTTTGTTATATAATTCTACTTTCTTTATCGCCATTTCCTGCATCTTCCCAAATCGGTAAAGACTGGTCTTGTTTAGGTCTATCGTTCGCTCTAAAATCATCTCAATACTCACAATGGCATCATTGATGTTGGCTGGCTCTTTGTCCTGTGCTTCTTTCTTGTTGTTTTCAATGCTCTGCATCGCCTTGTCAAGGTTGGTCTGCCACATTGCTATTCTTTCCTCTATATATTTCTTTTGCTCTTGCAGGTTGTCGCTCTTACGGATTTTGATTTGTGCGAGGGCTTCTTTCATATCCTCCCAATGTTCAGGTAGTCCCAATTCCTGCCTTAAAGCATTCTGTCTTTCTTTCATCTCCACGATTGCCAGCAGTGTAGTGAATTTGATAAAGTTAATCTTCGCTATCTCTGCACTTCCCAGCATAAGAAGGTCGTTGGTCTTGGCGTTAATGGATATGCTATACTCTCGGATGATGTCGTTAAACTTACTTTTCAGCATCTCCTGTTGCTCTTTGTTTTCCTCCAATTCTTCGCCATCATATCCTTTTATCATATAATTATAATCGCCTGTTTCTGTGATTCTTTCATAGTTGAATAGTGGCAGTTCCTTGGAATCTTTGTAGAGTTTCATTTGCTTTTTATTATCCTCACAAATTTACTTATTTTTATTTAGTCTAAATAAGAATAATATATTATATTTGTCAAAAGAATGTTGCTGTGGGAATTTTAACGAGAATAGACAACGGAATATCGGCTTTTAAGTCTGCGTTTATGGGCAGTAGCGTTGCACCTATCTATGCAAGGTTGAGCAATGGTACACACTCCTATAACTACGAAACCGAGCGTATGGGCGTGTTATCGTTCTTGGGTATAGGGAAAACTTATTTTTCACCAAAGGAAGATTATAAGGCTTACTACATAGACGGCACTTTCCTTTCCGACTGCATCAATCTATATGCAGATTTTGCTTCACAAGTGAGAATCCAAGAGGTAGATGATAAGGGCGAAGCCGTGGATAATTCCGAATATCTGAAATTCCTCAACGAGCCGAACGAGTTTCAAAACCAAACCGATTTCATCAAAGAAATGGTGGTCAATCTACTCACTACTGGGATGTCTATCCAATATGGCAATTTCTTTAAGAATGGTAATTTAAGGGCAAGTCCTTCGCTTTACAACTTGGAGTTTAACAATATCAAATTTCCAGAAATAAAAGACCCTTACACACTTACAAGGGACAAAATAAAGACTTTAAAGGTAATAGAAACCCTTGCTGATGGTGTGCAGAGAACAAGAGAACTACACGAGTTGGCTTTTTTCTACGATACCATAGCAAGGAAGAATTACAGAGGAGATGGGGCAAAGAACATGTATTTCAATCCTATATCAAGGATTTCTTCTATCCTCTACTCTATTCAGACCATCCTCAACAGTGAGGATATGATGTGTTTCCTTACTTCTAATCCTGTGAATACTATCATCAGCCGAAAGGCAACAGGGGCAGGCATTGCGCCTTTGAGTGGAGACCAAAAGAATGATATAGAAGCGAAACTCAACGGAAGAGGAAGATATGGCGCTGGAATGGGTAAGGCTGGCGATGTTATCGCAACAAACGAAACGCTGGAAAGATTAGACCTTACAAGGGATAACAAAAAACTGCAAACCATAGAAATGCAGGAGAATGCCAAGGAAAACATCCGAAACAGGTATTTGATACCAAAAGATTTTTTCGGTGGAAGCACCTATGAAAACCAGCAATTTGCAGAGGCTAAATTCATTTTAGGCAATGTGAAAACTATCACAGACAACTGGCTTCAAGAACTTACGAATAAGTCGCCTAAATATTTCAAAGAGCGAGGAACAAGACTGATAGGAACATACGACCACCTGCCGAGTGTAATCGCAATTAAAACCAAAATCAAAAACGAAGGCTTTAAATTCAAAGCAGAAGCATTAGTATCGCTTTTAGGAGCGTTTGAAAAGGCGCAGGAATTGGGCGTAAGCAGTGACTTTGAGCAGTTTGTCAAAGAAAGAGGCTTTGAGGATTTTATAAACAATCAGTAATGGACAAAAACATAGAGAAAATAAACGAAAAACTGAAAGACTCTAAAACCAATTCTGAATTGGTGCAGAGCCTGAAAGACAAGAAAAAGATTTTAGAGAAAAAACAAATCGTGAAGAAATGATGATAAGAGCAAAAGAGATTCCTAACAGAACATTCGAAACAAAAGAGGATATGTTCAAATTCTTAAAAGAGAACAAGAACTTCCTTATTTCACAGAAGAAAATGGCAGTGAAGCTGTCAGACCCTTTTGCGTTTTCTTTTGCCGTGAATGAAAAGGGTGAAGCAATTAAAACAGCAGAAGTGTCACCTGAAGAGATAAACACTATCAGGGTAAAGGCAGTTATCAACTCTACCAACATCTATGATTCCCACGGAGATGTTTCCATCAATGGAAGCTGGAACAGAACAGCCAAAAACTCCAAGAATATCTACCTGCTCAAAGAACACAAGATGAATTTTGAAAACATCATCAGTGATGAAGTGGATGTAAGAGTAGAGAAATTCAACTGGAAAGACTTGGGCTTTAACTACCTTGGAGAAACAGAATGTTTGGTATTCTATGCTACACTGAAAAAGGAAAGAAACCCTTACATGTTTGAGCAATATGCCAAAGGTTATGTAAAAGAACATTCTGCAGGTCTTCGCTACATCCAACTGGAACTCGCTATCAATTCAGAGGCTGAATGGGATGCAGAGGAAAAAGCCGTTTGGGACAAGTATTACAATGATATTGTAAATAAGGAAGATGTGGATGAATACGGCTATTTTTGGGCTGTAACAGAACAAAAGATAATAGAGGGAAGTGCTGTGGTCAAAGGCAGCAACTTCGCCACTCCAACGATATTTGTAGAACCCGTCGCTGACACTTCTACTGCAAAAGAGGACTCGGATAATTCCACTCCTAAAAGTGTGATTGAAAATTATTTAGTAACCCTTTAAAAAATTTACAAGATGAAATTTAAAAAGAAAACATTAGCAGAAATTGCAAAGATGTCAGATGAGGAAAAAGAAAAGTATTTCGCTGACAAAGAGGCTTTTGAAAAAAGCCAAAGAGAAGAAGAATTGGAAACCCTAAAAACTGGGATTGAAAATGTTATCTCTGAAAAAGAGAAAGAAACACAGCAGTCTATTGACAATGTGCTTAAAATCGTAGAAGAAATTAAGGCTACACAAGGAGGTCTTACAGAAGATGTGTTCTTGGAAGCAGTGAAGAAAAACCACGAGGCGATTAAAAAGGCTTACGAGTCTAAAACTGGTGTAGTAGAGATTGAGTTTAAAGCAGTAGGAAACATCACTACTGGTTCAGTTGCTATGGCAACGGCTCCTAACATTTTAGGAACACAAATTGCGCCTGTTTCTAATGTTAATCTTCGTGGAATGGACATTGAGAACTTCGTGTCTGTATTGCCTACTTCACAGCCAGTGTATGCCTATACGGAGACTGTGCCAAAAGATGGAAACTACGAGTTTGTGGCAGAGGGGAACAAAAAACCACAGATTGACTTCAAGGTATCAACAGAGTTTGCGAAGCCAAAGAAAATCGCTGCTTGGATGCACTTAACAGAAGAGTCTGTTTACGACATCAAAGGATTAGAGGGCGTAGCAAAAGATTACTTGAAAAAGAAACACGACCTGTTCAAAAACAAAGCTATCTTGTTCGGTGATGGTGCTGGGGAAAATCCAAAAGGAGCAACAAAGTATGGTCGTGCATTCGTTGCAGGCTCTATGGCGCTAAAAGTGGCAAAACCTAACTTTATGGATGTAGTGAATGCGGCAGTGACTGACATCGCTACTACTCACAACTATGAGGATGAAACTCCATATATGGCAAACTTGGTGCTTGTAAATCCAACAGACTTCTACTTGGAATTAGTAGCAGCAAAAGACAACGAGGGAAGACCATTGTATCCAACGGCTTCGCTATTCAACACAGTGGTAATCGGTGGAATGGTTATCAAGTCTGACGAGTCTATTCCACAAGGTAAAATCTTCGTGGGAGACCTTAGCAAGTATAACATCACGGACTACCTTTCTTACACTGTGAGAATCGGATGGATAAACGATGACTTCATCAAGAACCAATTTGTCATCTTGGGAGAATCAAGATTCCATGCATTCGTGAAGAAACTGGATGAAAAAGCATTCATCTACGATGACATTGCTACAATCAAAACAGGAATTACAAAAGCATAAACAGATATGGAAGTAAAATTGTTAAGAGAATGGGGCGACCATAAGAAAGGGGCAGTTTTAGACATCTTGGATGAGACTGTAATACAGGCTGGTTTAGAAGCTGAACTTTTTGAGCCAACAGACAAAGAAAGTAAAGGTAAAAAACCTGCAAATGTAGAAGAAGGTAAAGACACAGAACAAGCTGAAAAATAGATACTAAATGCTGATAGACAAAACATATTTTAAAGGCGATTTGCTTATTCCCAACTTGGATGAGCCAAATCCTGATGAAAACACCACTGCGGTGAATTTAGATGAATTGATTGAAAAGGTAGAGGAAGAAGTTTTGTCTTTCAGTTTTGGTGTCAAAATGTGGCTTGATTTTAAGGCTAAATATCAGGAGGACTCTACCAATCTGCCACAAAATTATAAGGACTTGCTATATGGCAAGACCTACACCAGTGAGACTAATGGCAGGGAGGAAACTTTGGTTTGGAAAGGTTTAATCCAAGAAAAACAAAAGGAGTCACTACTGGCATATATAGTCTATGTAGTCTATAATATGCACAATGTAACCCAAACGACAATGTTCGGGCAAACGAAGATAGATACAAAAGTAGGCACCGCGGTAAGCATCTCTCCTAAAATGGCGAGGATATATAACGATTTCATTTATCAGTTATATGGAGAAGTAAGGAGTGATAGAAGCGGATTGACATTGGAGGGAAACCCTTATTGGAATTTAGGAAGAGGGATAGACTACCGCGGTTTTAAGCCTACAAGTGGCTATGTTTCGCTCGTAAGGTATCTTTTGGATAATGTAGAGGACTATCCTCTATTTGATGCTAATTATCTGAAATTCGGAGGAGAAATAACAAATGAATTTGGGCTATGATGATAAACCACAATTTACTGCTGTATAGTCTTTTTGAGGATGCCTTTAAAGTGAGTTTCAAAGGCAAAGAATACACAGCAAACTATGGCGAGGCTGACTTGTTTGAGCTTTGGAAACTGCTCCAAAGTAAGAAACAGAAATACCCTGTAATTTGGTTGCAAACAGGATACAGCGTAGTTCATGATGTAAAGGGACAAAAGACCAAACTCAAAGGTATGAGGTTTTTCTTCATTACGCTGGGTTCGGAACACGCCTTTTACAAGGACAGGTTTAAATCTACCTTTAAGGAAGTGCTTTTACCTTTACTCGGTTCTTTCTTGGATAAGATAAGAAAAACCAACGGAGTATCTTTTGAAGAGGACAACTACTCGTTTGTTTCACTGCCTTTTAATGATATATCAGAATTAGCAAGTAGAGAGAGGGACTACGGAAACAAGAGAGGAAGCCAAACGACCACTACGCCTGACATATGGGATGCGATAGTGCTGGATATTAGTCTGAATATAGACAATGAATGCGTAAATGTTCAATCTTTTAAAATTTAAAAACTTATGTTAAAACAAAGCTTCTGCGGTTCAGCAGAGATGATAGCACGACTTGGAGGTGCATTTTGTGGAGAGAAATTGGTTACAGGGTTTGCACTTCTTGACAGAAGAGTGGAAATAGACCCTGCGACTTTCAACAAGACAGCGTTGGATAAGATTATCCAAGAAGATAAATTCATTGGTAAAATATCTTTCTTCAATGTGGAAGATAACGACCAAGAGGCAGATTACAACACATCTGTAAGAAAAGAGAGAAGCCGTTCAATCCCTGGGACAAAAGGATATAGATTTACTTTTGACAAAGGTTCTTCGTTCCAAAACGAATTGGCAAAATTGGACAACAGCGACAATTACAGCTTTGTGCCAATCTTTGAGGATGGTTCTGCGCTTTTTGCGATTAAAGCAAATGGTAAGTTGATGGGCTTTGCTTGTAAATTGTTCGTTGGAGTTAAGAAATTAAAGACTACTTCAGAGGTGTCAGGTTCTACTTTGGAAGTGGACATCTTACCTGATGCTATGATTTATTGGCAGAAGTCTGAAAATGTGTTTGAAAGTGATGAGTTTTCTTTCAATGAGATAAACCCAATCATCAAGTTGGCAGTATCTACTGGTGTATTGACAAACACGGCTACAACTACCAAAGTGAAAGTAACAGAGGCGTTCTCTAATGCCAATGTAACAGGGCTTACTGATGCTGCAAAATGGAAGATAGAGGAAGATGGAGTGATTAGTAACATCACGAATGTTGCTTACGATGCATCTGCACAGGAATACACTCTTACTCACTCGGCTCTTGCTACTGGTAAGAAAGTGAGGTTCATTACTTCCGATAATGGATTGAGAGTAATCAGCCTTGATACGAACTACTACACAGGAGAAAGTGAACTTAAATCCGTAGTATAATGGAGTTAAAGATTGGGGCTTATACTTTTGGAAATATGGAAAATTTCAAGAGTAAGAAAGAAGCCAAGGAATACATCTTGGGGATATACCCTACTCTTAACGAGGAAGATGTAGAAAAGAGTCTGAAACCTTTATTTAGAAATGAGCGAGAAACTAATCAATCCGATAACATTGCTGAAGCGCATTCAGGCAGCGAAAAGAGCGTTGCCGGAGATAATGCGGACGACAATGGAAGGGAGAAAAAAGGAGCTGATAAATCTAAATAAGGAAAACCTTATGCAGGGGAAAGATAGCGAGGGTAATGATATGCCCTCCTATAAAAACCCTGAATATGCAAACTTCAAAACCTCTATTAACCCAAATAATAGGGGTTTTTGGGATTTGCGAGTGACTGGACAATATCAGAGTTTTGTAGATGTTATCGTTCATCCAGCGGTTATCTTCTTCAAGAATGATTTGCAGAATGAAAAAGCTGAGTGGTTGCATAGTAAACTTGGAACGAAACACTTGGGGATAACCGAAGAGCAAGGCTATCAGTTTCAGCTGGACAACAAGCCAGAAATAAGGAAAAAGATATTAGATATCATAAACAATGGCGTGTAATTGCAGCAAACCGATAACCAAGAGCGAGTGCGCTATGCTCCGAGAGTTTAATGAAGATGGGCGCTTGTTTATCTATCATATCTTTGATGATAAAGGTCTTGTGGTGGCTTATGTGCCAAAGGGCGAAAACCCTAACGATATAGCCCACGAGCGAGGTTTTTATAACGAAAAAGGAGAATTAGAATGGTATCTAACCTCTGAACATCCCTGTTTATGGGAATAAAAAAACACCTAATTAAAGGTGTTTTATTTTTTTATCTTCTTTTGGTGCAGTAGTAGGTAAATATAGAATTAAGACCATTTGCATCTTGTCTCATCATTCCTATTTCTACATATTGCGAGCCTCTATATTCAGTTTTTTGGATGTAAAATAAAAGTTTTTTGCTATTTCTTCCTGCATATGGAAATCTATCATGAATATCAGGGAAAAACTCTTCGTGTTCGCCGTTTTCATCTGTCCAATATACGATATTTCCTTCTCTCAATTCTAACTTGTATTTATTAGCAGGAACTGACTCTTTGTAGCCTGTAGAGTTGTTTTTATAATGAACTATATAAGAGCCTTTTATTTCTTCTGTGAAAGGAACTCCTATTATTCTTGGTTGTTCTTGTGGTGTTTCATCTGAATTTCTGCTACACGAAACAACTGAAAACACGCTGAATACAGCGATAAATAAGGTAAATATTCTATTCATTTTTAAAGTTTTTTTTATTTCAATGCAAGATAACAAAAAGTTAGGAATAAACACCTATGTTTCATTGACTTTTTTATCTTATTTTTATTTAGTCTAAATAAATATAATATCGTAACTTTGAGCAAATTAAAGTGAATGCAATTATTCTGGTATCACAGCCCTGTTCGGTTTTATAAGACTCTTGCAGAGTTGCAAGATATGACCAATCCGCAAAATACGCAATATTTCGGAGAGAGAAACCCTTATCCGCTGGAAATAGGCGCAAAACATCGGTTTGTAATTCCGATGTATGGCAACACGATAACAGCAGGAGAACACAAGGTTTTTTTAGTCAATGGAACAAATAAAACAGAATTAGAAAGTTCGGTCTTTGAGAAAGATGGTTATTTAAAGTATGTAACATTCAAATCTGATAAGCCTTTGACCGGTAGGCTGGAAATAGTGAATGTTACCACTGGGAAAACAGAATATTACTCTAATTGTGTTTGGTTCTTGGACTCCACCGATGCGCAAGGGCGAAAGTTTATAAGAGTGGCGACAAAGCACTCTTACAACAGAAATCTATTTGAATTTGATGAAGAGGGAGCGTGGATTGTGACCAATCTGCCAGCATACTGCCTTGGCGATATACGAGTAGAGGCGGAGATTTCCAACAACAGAATAGGCGGCAATTCTACACTGAAAATCAAAGATAGCTACATCGATGAAGTGGTAAGTTATGAGTTTTTAAGCGGTGGCGATGGCAACATCTTGAATTTCATTCAGGTTCACGCTACGAATAACCAGTTTTTCATCGACGGCACACAGAGAACGGCACTTGAAAAGATAGACCGCTCGGACTTTGCGATGAGTGGGAAAATGTCCTTTACCAATGTCAAAGATGCCAGTGGACTGAATGTTCTGCTAAATGAGTATGAAATATTTTCTAAATAAAACACGATGAGAAACGAGATAGTACAAGTAGATATTGAGAAAGTAAGGCGAGAAACAGCCACAGGGGGGAATACTTGTCAAAGGATTGCTTCTATTCTTACCCAGTTAAATGATAGCAAGTTAGAAAATAACGAGGTCACAGAAAAACTGAACGAAAAAGCAGACCTTACGGATTTGAATTCAAAGGCTGATTTAACAGCAGGAAACCTTACGCCAGAGAATATACAGGCTTGGAACACCAAGTTAAAAACACTTCCTGATGCACCAAGTGATAATAAGCAGTATGCTCGTAAAAATGGAGCGTGGGAGGAAGTAGTAGCCACAGGAGGTGGTGGTAATGTAATGCTTCCTGATAACATCGCTACGATTGATAAAAATGGTGTGGCAGGTAACGCCTACGCAAAGGCTACGGAAACGATTACCAACACTGATGCTGATTATAAATATGTAGTAATAACCAACGATGCTGGAGGAACGAAAAAAATGCAAGCCAATGGTCTTGGCAGCAATGTAGCCAATAGTTCACTCACTTCGGTAAATGGCGCAGGGCTTACCCTTGGGGCGAATTGGTTCATCGATACGGCAGGCTACTACTACTCTATCAAGGGGCTTACTGATAAGTCGGCTGATGATAGTTTTGACAGATTCCTTGTTCAAGATGCCGATGGTAAGGTGGAGCAATTCCTACTGAACAAGTTATTCAGTAAGGCTTACGATATAGAAGATAAGGTAAACGACAAAGCGTTCAATGGTTACCTAATGTATAATCCTAAAACGAAACAGGTAGGGTTTTCAGGCGGAGCGAAAGTCGTTACCACATTCAATGTTCCTGCGACCATCAATGTCAATGTAAAGAATGTTTTAGCTAATATCAACGCCACAACGCCAGCAAATCAGCAATATTCACAAGACATAAAGAACACCATAGCGAAGATAAAACAGCTGGAAGATATAGGTTTTACCATTGTGCCTGCATCCGACTTGGTTGTAAGAACGCTGGATAGAAGCAGGTTTCCACAAGCTCTGATAAATAGAAACTACCAACTGCCTACACCTTTTACTTTGAGCGATGGAATGATTGCTGGGATTAGAAGCACAGCACAATTTCCTGCTGAATTTAGGAACAATGCCTACATGGCATCAAGAGAGGGAGAAGCGCTTTATTCTATTGGAATAAACAAAGAGCTTCCTACGGATAGAAACTGGGTTTTTAAGTTTAGAACTTACAACAGCCCACAAGTATTTCGTAATGACAGGTCGTTTGGAGCTATTCATTTCTCTGACACTCTTGATTCATCACCAAAAGTTGATTTGTCTAACGACTTAGTGATGAAAGATGTTTGGTCGAAAGAAGGGGTAGGGGCAAATAACAGGATTTCATCGCAGGTGAACATTAACGACACAGATGGATTCACTGATATTTATCTGATAAAAGAAGGAGCACTGATAACTCTTTTTACTTTGATGAAAAACACAGGAACAATGCATATAACAACATTCGCGGCTCAAAATACAGACAAATACATCCACTTTGTAACGCTGTTTTCAAGCCTGTATTTGTGGGATTTTGTGATAAAAGATATAAGCTATAACATTCAATAAAACAATACAATATGAACGAAAACTTAATGATACCGAAGCAGGTGCAGGAAATTTTAGATGAAGTAGAAAACACTCCGCTTTATCTTGCAGAGTTACCAATGGAGGCTCATCCGAAACTTCCACAATTTAACCGATTTATCCGAGTAATAAACTTGGATGCAAAGAGCGAAAACGAGTTTGTAATGTTCGGATATAAGCAGGTTTTAAAGGATAAGGATACAAGCGAGGAAATCAATATCCAACTGCCTACGCCTGAATGGGTGGTTTATAAGGACACTTGGAGTTACCTGCGAGGAACAAAGAATGAACTTATCAATGTTCCTGTGAAAGATGAAGAAGGTAAGCCTTCGGCAGAAACACAGCCGATAAAAGTCAGCAGTTACAAGTATATGCTTTGGCTGATGAAGAATAATAGAGCCACGCTATTGCAGTTAATCCAAGGGTATTTGGCTGATTTTGTAAGGACTAAAAACGAAGAATTAGATAAGTTATGAAAAACATAGGCAAGTTTATAGGTGGGCTTTTCTTGTTTCTTTTGGCGTGGTTGCTTTTTCTTCCTTTGTCGCTGCTGAATTTCTTGGCTGTTGCTGTCAAATTCAAAGATTTAGGCTATTTCAAAAGTTCAGCGGTCAATTTGGACAGATTCGGAAACTTTGAGTTTAGAACGCTATTTAATTTGACTTTAAAAAAGAAAGGAGGCTATGAGTTCGGAAACTTTGAAGAAACGATAAGTTCGGCGCTTGGGAAGAACCAAAGGGACAACACGCTGTCAAGGGCAGGAAAAGTTTTGGTGTGGATTTTAGATACGATAGAAAAAGAACATTGTAAAAAAAGTATAAAAGATTTTGAAAATTAAAAAGTATGATTATAGATTATTTGGAGAGAGATTATGACACATTGATAACAACCTTGTTTGTGGTGTGTTTTACTTGGATTGTGGTAATGGTAGCGATGCTCATTGACCTTTATTTCGGAATAAAAAAAGCGAGGGAATTAGGAGAAGCAACCAGTTCGGAGGGATTTAGAAGAGCCATCAACAAAGCGACTTATTATTTTGCCTTGATGGGCTTTGCTTTTCTCTTTGACATCTTTGATGTGATAACGCCCTATTTCTTTCCACATCCGCTCGGGAGTGTACCGTTTGTGAGCATATTTGTAGCGCTTGGACTTGTATTTACCGAAGCAAAATCAGTAAGAGAAAAAGCCGAAGATAAAGCCCGAAGACGCACCGATGAGAGTTTCAGAAAGATGCTGGAACTGATGCAGAATAGAGAAGATGTGATAAGAGAAATTGCAGACCATTTAAAAACAGAAAGAACAAAACAGCATGAAAAAAATAATACCGATACTTCTGATTCTTAGTTTGATAAGTTGCAGGAGCGTAAAAAAGGAGGTAACGAAAAACACCTCCAAAACAGAACAAACAGCGGTGGTAAATGCTCAGTCAGAACAGACTGGGCAGACCACTATAACGGAAAACAAAGCGGAGCAGAGCAAAACAGAGCAAACGGCGGTTTTGGAAACCGAAACAAAGCAGGTTGTTCAATCTGAAACCGAACATACAGCGGTAAAAAACAGCGTGGAAAATCAGGCTCGGAATAAGACCAAGACCAAAAGAAGAAGGGAATATTTCCCTGATGGAGCGATTAAATCCGAAACAGAAACCACAGAAATGGAAAGCGAAATTGTTTCAAGGCAGCAACAGGAAATAGATTATTTAAAGGCTTCGGTGGTGGCTTTGAAAGAAGAAAAAGCTATGCTTGAGGAAGATTTAAAAACAGAACAGCAGAAGACTGAAAAGCTGGAACAACAAAATGAGGAATGGCGCAAAGCTTCACAGGAGTTAATATATAAATATGCTGATGCTAAGCATGAATTAAATAAAAATGTAAAAAGGGAATTTAATTTTGGTTTATTGGCGTTGAGTGTGTTGCTTGTTATTGTGGTTTATGAGTGCGGAAAACGACTTTTAAATAAATACATCAAATCATGGCAGACATAAAACATTTAAGACCTTTCATTTTAAAATGGGAAGGAGGATTATCAAGGGATGCAAACGATACAGCGAGCAGGATAAAATGTCCTACGCCTTACAAAGGAAAGACAGGCTACCACACGAACAAGGGCATAACTTATGCGGTATGGCGTTCGGTGTTTGGTTCGGATAAGGATATGAGGTTCTTGGAAATGAACGATGCCGACTGGGATATTGTAATAAAAAGGCTGTTTTGGGACAGGTGGATGGCGGATTTGATTAAAGACCAAGCGATAGCCAATACCCTTGTAGATTGGGTTTGGGGAAGTGGTGTTCACGGCATTAAAATTCCTCAACGAATACTGGGAGTTACATCCGATGGTGTGGTAGGCACAAAGACCATAGAAGCGCTGAATAACGCACCGAAAGACTTCTTGCAAAGGCTCTACAAAGAGCGTGAGGATTTCCTGCATAGAATCGTAAGAAGCAACCCTACACAAAAGGTCTTCCTTAAAGGCTGGATGAACAGAATGGCAGACTTAAAAAAATGGAATGAGAGGTTTTGAGGGTAGTTCAATGGGGGTAGTTCAAACCCAATGGGGTAGTTTAGGATAGAATTATTTTTCATATACTTTTGGAGTTTTTAAAGCAACCTGTTACCAGTGGGTTGCTTTTTTGTTTACAACATTCCGTTATAAATTGTTCTCAAACGATTTTGATTACAACTTTTAATTGTCAGAAAAAACAGCATCTATTATTTTTCTGTGAACCTCATTTTTTATGTGGTTAGGGAATTTGCCCTCATAGATAGAATGAACATCACCTCTTGCGTGTCCTGTGAGTTCCATTAAAACATCACGATTTAACAGCAATTCCTTACCGATATTGATAAAGGTATATCGTGCAGATTTGGAGGAGAAATAAGAAGTCACGCCTATTTCTTCCAGTTGTTTCCTGTATCTTTTAGTGAAATTGCCTCTAACAGTGTTAATGTTTTGAGACTTGAATATATCTGTGATATAGTCACCCTCCTGCAATTCCTTTATAAGGACTTCGGCTTCTGGGAATATGAAATTGTTTATCACTTCGTTTGTTCCTCCCTTGAACCGAGTGAATTTTACCCTGTTTCCTGCGATATGTTCTTTTTTAAGATTTGCCAAGTCTATAAAGTCTATTCCACCAAGAAGAAACATCAGAAGAAAATACTTGTCATATTTGGTTTTGTCCTGTTTGTTTTTTATCAGCTTTATTTCCTCAATGGTCAGGTATTTATCCTTGGTAGGCTCTGGTTTTTCCATTATCTTATTGAACGGACTAATATAAGTATTAGGGATATATCGCCCACGCTTAATTCCCTCGTTATAAATGGCTCTTATGTTTTTCAGATAAGAGTTTATTCCGTTGTTTGAGCAAGTTCCTTTTTTGAATAATTTAAAGCCGTTGAGAAAGTTATAGTCTATTTCGGAAAAGGTCAAAGATTTTCTATAATCTCTGAAAACATTTAAAGTTGATTGCTGGATGTTTCGCGTTCCTGTGTTCGTTATCTCCTCTATTCTTTCTTCCCAAAAACTATAAAAGTCATCATCTTTGCCGTTGAGATACTCAAAGATTTGCTGTGCCGACATCTTTTGGCGTTGGTTGAGTAAATCATTTATCTTTTGTTTTGTTTCTAAAATGTAACTCATTATACCGATGTATAACGGATGTGATTTTTTAGGTTCTTCTTTTTTTAAGTCCCAATTTTCAAGAGTGGAGAAAAAACCTGAAAAACGATAAAGCCTGTCGGTCTTACTGACATATATAGACAACACAAGTGGGAAGCCTTCTTTTTTGTTTTTGCTGGTATCGAGTTTTAGACTGATTTTCATTTGAACTTTGTTTGAACTTTTTTCCTATTTTATCCTATTTTATACCTATTTATTGACTGGTGTTTTTCTCCCTAAAACAGGCATATTTTAGCTATAATAAAAAAGTAAGATACTGAAAAACAATA